ACCGGAACTGGTCTTACAAAATTCTCATATGATGTACAACTAGATGATGGTCTTGAACTTAAATTAGGTACTGACGCCGACGCAAATATCAAACATACAGGTAGTAACCTAAACATCAACGAAACAACTGGTAGTATAAACATCAGAACTTATGCCGACAATTCAGATGTAACAATTATTTCTGATGATAGTAGTGGTGGTACAGCAAACTACTTCAAAGCAGATGGTTCAACAGGTGAGGCAAAATTATATCATTATGGCACAGAAAAATTCAAAACAATTAGTACTGGTGTACACGTTGATAAATCTGTGGACATTATTCAAGGAAACACACACAGTCTACAAGCAAAAGACAGCACAGGTTCTTATGTGGCTAAAAACTATTTGCTTTGGGGAACTACAACAAATGCTGTTGAAACAGAAATATTTGTAGGTGGTGTAACAAATTCACGTATAGCCGTAGGAGCAAACACAACAATAAATTATTCGGTACAGGTTGTAGCACGTAGAACTGATGCAACCGGTGAATCAGCGGCATGGGAATTAAAAGCAGTAGGTGATAGTTACTCAGGCACAGTGGCTGATGTAGGTAACGTTTACGAAGTTGTTGTAGCAAGAGATGATAATAGTTGGCAAGTGGATGCTCGAGCAGACAACACCAACAATGCAATAGGAATATTTGTTACAGGAGCGGCTGGCAAAACCATTCGTTGGGTAGCAGAAATAGAAACATCGGAGATTAACATAGTATAATGACAAGACGAACACGTAGTTACCAACTAGACAACCAGGCAAGGACTATCAAAGTCAATGGCAAGTCGGTACTTGACCTTAGTACATCTTCAACCAACTCGGTTAAAACCGTAGGTGGTGCGGCTGACCAAGCAGTACAAGTTGCGGCAACAGGTGATTCTACAAACATTGATCTTAAATTAGCACCCAAAGGTTCAGGTAAAGTAGATATAAACGGACAGTACAAACTGCCAGCGGCAGATGGTAGTGCAAGTCAATTCTTACAAACTGATGGTTCAGGAAACTTATCTTTTGGAACTGTATCTACAACATCCATAGCACAAGGTAACTCAAGTGTAGCAGTTGCCGATTCAGGCACAGGAACAGTCACAGTACAGATAGACGGAGAAACTGTTGCTACTTACAGTTCAGCATTGGCATTTGATGTTAACAGTGCCACCACTGCTATTAGATTACCCAACGGTACAACAGCACAAAGACCTTCGGGTGTAACAGGTTTATTACGTTACAACTCATCCACTGACAAGATTGAGGGTTATACCACAGCAGGTGGTTGGGCAGAACTTGGTGCTTCTTCATCAAGTGCAGTATCAGACAGTGGCGAATCAGTAATTGGTATAGGACTAAATGCTAAAAACTTGGATACTTTTACTACAACAGCATATGATTCTGCCTTGTACTTTGCAGTTACAATGGACGAATCAAACAACAATGTGGTTTCAACACAAAAATACAGTGTGGTACACAACAACACTGACGCCTTTCTCGCAACGACACACACAACTGAATCAAAAGACGGACACGATCACATAACCATCACAGCAGATATTGACAGCGGTAAAGTGAGAGTTAGAGGTACAGGTGCATCAGACATCAACAGTGTGAGTTGGTACAGATGGCCCTTAGGTGACAACACGTCAGATACCACATCAGGAAACATAGGAATTTTCTCACAGGCAGACGCAACCAACGGACAAACAAACTTTAACTCATATATAGACACAGGATTTTCAACTTCTATCAACAACAGTGCAACTAAAAACTTAGACACATTTTCAGCAACAGGCGTTAACTCTGCTGTATATTTTACTTTGATCAGAGATGAAACTAACAGTGATGTAATGATGGCAAAATACAATGTTACACACGACGGTACATATTCTTACATGAACCAAACACACATTATAAAATCAGATGAATCAAACAGTTACCCAACTGTAACCACAGACGTTGATAGTGCTACTGTAAGATTAAGAGGACAAGGTAATTCTGCACTTAACAGTATGTCTTATTATAGATTATCACTTGGTGGTAGTACTGCATTAGCAGTATCAGATGCTGTAAAAACTTTTTACAACAGCGATGTAGACACAGCAACCGAAGTGCTAGACTCATGGTCTTCTGGTAGCAACAGAGGTGCAAAATATATCATCACTGGAAAAAATTCAGATACTGGAGTAACTTGTGTGCAAGAAGCAATAGTTGTACATGATGGAACTTCATCATTTATCAGTAATTATGGTACAACGTGTACAGCAGGAACTGATGCAATCTTTACACTTACAACAGACATAAGTGGCGGAAACGTAAGATTATTAGTGGGTGCTTCATCGGCCAACTGGGCAATAATAGGACACAGAGTACTATTGGCAGATTCAATGAGCACAACATATGATGGTAGTACAGCAGATATACACAGAACACTTGCTTCAACAACAGTAAGTTCATCGGCAACCACAATTGACTCATGGTCGACTAGTGACCACACTGGAGCATTTTACGTTGTCACAGGACACAACTCATCAGAAGCGACGGCTTCTGTACATGAAGTTATGCTGTTATCGGACAGTTCTAATGCGTATGTTTCTGCACACGGAATAAGTTCTAAAGGTACCGATCAATTAACTTTTACAGCAACAAATAGTTCAGGAACAATAGCACTTAAGGCCGCTTCCTCAAGTGGCGGTAGCACATCAGTAAGTGCTTGGAGGGTTCATATAAAAAGAGAAGATGCTGGTGCATCTGTTATTGACTCTTGGAGTGCATCTTCATACAGAGGAGCAAAATATTTCTTAAGTTTGAATGATTCAGCAAACAACAAACTACAAAATATCGAAGCATTACTTGTACACGATGGAACCAATGCTTACCTAACACCATATGGTGATGTACAAACATACAGTGGTACAGCATTAACAACACTGTCGGCGGATATATCAGGTGGCAATGTAAGACTAAAAGGACTGTCAGCACAGTGTAGAATTACAGGTTACAAAATATTACTATCAGATTCAGAATCAGCAAGTGATGGTGACAACGTGGCAACCATAGCAACAAAAACAGTCAGTTCGTCAGCAACACAATTAGACACATTTACATCAGACACAGCGACAGGAGCCTTTTACATTGTTACTGGTTACAACGCATCAGAGGCCGCGGCTAGTATATCAGAAGTTACTGTGGTAAGCGGTGTGGGTGTTGACGGTAGCACACAAGATGCTTTTATAAGTGCTGGTCCAACAGTATCATCCAAAGGCACTGATCAATTAACATTCACAGCATCATTTAACGGTACAAGCACAGTTGTAAATGCCGCAAGTACATCAGGTGGTTCAACATCTGTTAGTGCATACAGGGTTGACTTATTGAGAGCGGCGGGTGGTGCAGTTGCAGTAAACTTAACTGTATCAGCAGATCAAACAATTACAGGTGCAAAAACACTTTCAAATGCTGTTGTTAAAATGACAAACTTACCTACTAGTGATCCAGGAGTTGCAGGACAACTGTGGAGAGATGGCACTGATTTAAAAGTAAGTGTTGGTTAAACAATTAAGTCTAATATAGTTTGTAATTTTCCTTTTATACTTTTATTATTCAAAGTATTTTTTAGACCCATGTGCAAATTTTTGGGCCAACATTCAAACGCAGTCCAACAGTATCCTGAATGTTCTCCGTTAAGTTTAGGAATAAATTCCCCGTCTATGGCCACGAGATATGTATGGAAGAAGAACTTCTGATCGTTTGATGTGAACATCTCTAAAGGGATCACTTTCTTGAACTTGGGCAAACTGCCCGTCTCTTCCTCTATCTCACGTTTCAATCCTTCGAATGCACTTTCCGTGAATTTACTTTTACCACCAACCAATCCCCACATGCCCTGTGTTTTACGATCAGTTCTCTGTAGGAACAGGAAACGTTTGGTGCTGGTTGCGTAGAACAGAGCACCCGAGCAGACAATATTATCTTTCATAAGTTATTATACAACTATGGGGTGGTAGCGTCAAGGCTAGAATTGTACCCTGTATCTGCCCCACCGTCTAGCACGATGCTCCAATTACCTTGTGTGTAAACGCCCTCATATGACTTGACCCATTCCGTGCCATTGAACCTGTACTGAATACCGGTATTCAGGTTAGTCACAAAATGTTGCGTGGAGTCAGGATTTGAAGCATCAAAGGCCACGTTCCATTTTGATGTTGTGCTGTTGTATTCTATGATGTCGCCAACGCTGGCCACAAGTGTACCCCAAGTGGCACTTTGGAAACTGGCTGTGCTGTCTCCCACATCATTTATTACCAAGTATCTGTCACCATTCGCAGGAGTACCTGGATCAAATGTTGATGGATTTATTATTTTTTTAACGGCAGTCAAACTACTGGATCTTAATGTGTCGGTATCTATGTTGAATAACAGAATTGTATCATCAAGCGTTGTTGTTGATATTGTTCCTATAATTTCTGAACCGTCAAATTGTTTTAATCTAATCTGAGATGTACCATTCGTTACTTTGCCATATTGATCTAAAAGCACTTTCCAGTTGACCGCTGGTCCAAATGTCTCAAATGGATCTAAACTTGTAGGAGCATTTGCACCAGAATAGAATCCATCGCCACCTGATTTGACATTGGTGCCCGTTGATCCCAACAATCTCAGTTGATTTCCTGATACCAATAGTCCAAAGTTGTTTGGTGTTATATAACTTCTAGACGTAAGTTCTCCATCGATCAATCCTTTTGCTATGCCACCGTCATCGTCGTATATGCTCATTATGATCTTCTGTACAACACCCAGTTTTTTTACTTTGACTGGTGGTGATAGCCATATGGGCATGGAGAATGTCAGTGTTGCAACATCAATCTCTGAATCTGCACCTACTGGAATTGTTCTAGAGCTGAAAGT